ATATGTTTCTTTACATAAATTTTTAATAATTTTATCATCTATTTGCTCACTAGTTTTACCAATAGTAGATATAACATTACTAAAATATTCTTGTTTTAAATCATCATTTGTAAAATCAGGATTTTTAGATTTCCATTCTTGCAGTGCATTATAATTTTTTGTTGAAGCTTTTTTAATTGCATCTTTTATTTTTTCTTTATTTTCATCTTTTGTCCATTTATCTTCTTCTTTAATATACAATGTTTCACGTTTTTTATCAGTACAATGCATTGGACGTTCATATAAACTTAATTTATTCATGTTTTCTACTATTGCATTACTTAATCCATCTATTAAGCCATTCTTTTTTGTAAAATCTAATTGTTCTAAACTAATTTCAATAGATTTTATAAAATCATTCATATTTAATGCATCTTTGCATTGTTCATTTAAAAAAACATTTATATTAAATTTCTGATTTAATGTATTATTATGTGTTGTATTATTATTACCTACTTTTGGAATTAATTCACTTATTTGCGATCTTAATTCTTGATTTTCTTTCATCATATTTACCATCATTTGTTTGTACTCTGAATCATTATTTTCATTTTTTAGATTACCTGAGAAATCATTTATAATATTTTCTGTAATACTATTATTATTACAGCATTCTTTTATATTTATACATTTTTTCTTATGTCTCCATAATCCAGAATTAGATAAATAACTTCTGTTGCAATTTGTACACAAAAAATTCTTAGCACCACCTTTTCCACCTTTTTCCACCTTTTTGATTGCCGATTGATTGCCGATGTGTTTTTGGGTTAAAATATGTTTCTGCATAACATCAAATCTCTTAGCATAATAGTCACAAATTTCACAATGATAAAAAATACCACCAACTTTTTCCACCTTTTTGATTGCGGACATTGCCATATTATTGCTTAATAATATTTTTTAAAATCTTTTAAAAAAAGTATTTTTTTATTATGGTAACAAGTTTTTTTTGCATTTTTTTCATTTTTAAAACCTTAATGATTTAAAAAGTGAAAAATCGACATTTTTCAAAACATTTTTTATATTGTGTGATCCATATTAAAAATGGACATTTTTAAAATGTCCAATTTCAAAAAAATTGATAAATCATTTTTTAAAAAAAAACACGCATTTTTTTGAAGAGTTATTTTTATTATGTAATATGCTAACAAAATTATTTACCCTATTTTTGCCCCTCTAAAATAAAATTATGGTCAAGACTACCCATTTTTTTTTTTTCTCTCAAATAAATTTTTAAAAACAATGAATTTTTTTATAAATAATATATTTTTTTATACAAAATATATTATTAGCTTAATCAATTATTTAACCAAGTTTTGGGAATCCAACAAGGTTGGCACCAATACCAAATCCTGCACCAGTACGAGCTGAAGCACCCATTGTAGGTACGAATGTATCAAGAATTGAGAATGTAGCAGCTGCCATTAAAGCAATAATGGCAATTTCATCAAATTTAAGTGGTTTTTGGGGTATAACAAAAGCAACAATTGCAACCATTAAACCTTCAACTAAATATTTAACAGCTCTTTTTACTAATTCTCCCATATCTGGATTCATATTTTGTTTATACTAAAGTACAAGAAAAAATATTTAATTAATAAAAATAATTTAAATTATTTTAATTAAAAATAATTTAATTAAAATTAATAATTTTTAATTAAATTATTATATGTTAAAAACTTAAAATTAAATTAATAATAAGTTTTATAAATTAAATGTCTACAAAAAAAGGAAAAACTAAAACTAAAGAATCTATAAATGAAAATACTAAATATGTAGATTTATTAGATGAAGATAAACCAATTAGTGGACAAAAGTTCGTATGTTTAAGTTTTATATCTCCAGAAGAACATATAAAAAATAAAGAATTATTTTATTTTGAGAAATATTTAAAAAATTTTGAATTCAAGAAAACATTTGAAAAATATACACAATTTTTAAATTTTGTAAGTTATAAATATAATTTAAATTTTGATAATTTAACTAAAGATATGGAAGAATTTGTTGAAGAAGAAAAAGAAAATCTATTTTTAACAACATTAGAAGATGATTATAAATCTTTTATTGATGCTAAAGAAGAACAATTACAAAAAGAATATAGTGTAGCACACGATTTTGAAACAAATACAAGAGGTCTTAAAGTTCGTGGTGTATTTCCCAGTCAAGAAGAAGCTGAAATGAAATGTAAAGCTCTCCGTTCAGAAGATCCAAATCATGATGTTTATGTTGGACCGGTTGGTATGTGGATGCCATTCCATCCAGAAGCGTATAAAACAGGTCGTGTTGAATATTTAGAAAAAGAATTAAATGAATTAATGGCTCAAAAGAAGAAAAATGATGAAATTTCTAAAGAACAATTCAAAAATCGTGTTAAAGATTCTAAGAAAAAAGCAATTGAAGAAAATATTGCTAAAGCAACTAAAGAAGGAAATAAATTAATGCAAACAATTGATGAAGATGGCGAATTAGTAAATGCTGATCGTATGGATGTTCCTGGTAAAAATTTATTATATGGAGATGCAGAAGAAGATGATGTTGCAACTGCTGATTTACGTAAAGAATTATTTGAAGATGAAAATATTATTTTACCAACAGATAAAAATAATGATCATGGTTTAAGTGAAGTTTTAGAAAACCAAAAAAAAATAGAAACACAAGAATCTAAAGAAGAATCTAAAGAAGAATCTAAAGAAGAATCTAAAGAAGAATCTAAAGAAGATTTAGAAAAAATAGCCGCTATGCCTGATGGTATGGAATCAGTATCCGAACCACCTAAAGATCCAATTAATATAGATTAAAATATTTTTATATATAAAATAATGTATCATAAAAGAAAACATTCTAATAATGAATATGATGAATATGATGAATATTCTAAAATTTGGACTAGTAACAATAGTAAATTTTTAAGTAATGATAAAAAAATAAGACTTAATAATCCAAAGGCAGAAACAATAGATTGGGGTAGAATGCCACCTGAGTTAAAAAATGAATTTGAATTATTAAAAATAGATATTAATTTAACAGGTAACCCAAAAAAGCAAGAATTTTTGCACACAAAAATAGATAATATACATTATACAGCGATACCAAATCCACATATAACTGTTGAATTTGTTGATGGTTCTTCGTTCAATTATTTTATAAATGATAATGAGGATAAACGTACAATTCGAGTATATAATCATAGAAAAGTTCCAGATCCACTTGCAAATAGAATAATTAACACAAAAGACTTTTTAATTGATAAAACTAAACTATTAAACTTAATATCTAAAATAATTAATTCTAATGAGTTTAGACAATTTATGGGATTTTATTATGAATCTAGAGGTATAAATAAAAAAAAAAGAACTAGAACAAAACCCAAACCAAAAAAGCAAAGAACTAGAACAAAACCTAAACCAAAAAAACAATCACGTAATAAGCGTTCTCTCTATAAACCTAAAAAATAAATATTAAAAATAAAATATATACTATTATTAAGGTAATATGAGTGATGTAAGTTTAAATAAAAATATTTGTGCATTTCAAGAATGTAATCGTAAATTAAAAATAACAGATTATCCTTGTAAATGTGGAATAATTTATTGTAAATTTCATCGTGATCCATTAATACATAATTGTAGTTATGATTATAAAGAAAATAGTTTAAAACAAAATAAAATTGAAGCATTAATATGTAAAGCAAATAAAATAGAAAAAATAGATTAAAAATAGTATTATAATAATTGTAATACTATTTTTAAAATGAAAAAAGATTTATATGATTTTTATCAAGAATGTATAGATATAATTGAAAATAATTATTTAAATAAATATACTAGAAGAGAAAAATTACAAAAAGTAGAATTTAAAATATTAGAACAATATCAAGGTTATGAATTATTAATAAATTTAAAAACAATTTCAACTAGCCGTATGATTTTAGAATATGAAGATTTATCAAATCAACAAAAAGATTTTATATTATTAAGAATATTTGATAGTATAAAAATTTGTGAAAATATTTTAAATTTAGAAGATAATACTTTATTAAATGAAAATAAAATATTTATAAAATTTTGGTTAAAATTTAAATTATTATTTAATAATTTAAAAGAAAAATTATTATTATTTAGATGTAATATTTAAAATATATTATTATTATAAATTAAATGAAAGTATTTAAATCTTTTTTTTATTATTTTTTAACAAGTGGTTTAATAATATCAATAGCATTAGTTTTTTTAGAAAGTATTTCACACAAATATAATATGGTAAATTTTTTTGCATTTGCTAGTGCAGCATTATTTTTATTTAATTTAGCTCAATTTAATGTAGTAAATAATACTAATCCATCTGCTAATCGTGGATTTTTAATACATACATTCTTTGGAATCGGATTATGGGTACTATTAGCAATTTTATTATATTTTCTTAATGAATTTAAATACAATATAATAGAAATAAATTCAATAATATTATCTACTATGGTTATTGGGTTTTTAGCATATTTTACTGCATATTATTATGGCTACTTAAATTTTTAATATATAATTTTTAATATATAATATTTAATAAATTATTATATATAATGAAAAGTAAGAAAAATTTAAGAAAACATACAAAAAAAGTTAAAAAGAAATATAATAAACAAAAAAAATATAGAAAAAATTATTCTAGAAAAAGACAAAATAAAACTATTAGAAATACAAAAAGTAAAATTATAAGAGGGGGGGGGTTTAGTGTAAATGGTACGAAAATGAAATTAGTTCCGCGTACTATGCAATCCCCAGTTTTACCTAGTCATATCAAATATGGCTTTTTTGAAAAATTTAGAGACATAAATTTTGAAGAAATATATGATGATGAACCCCCTTTAGACCTCCCAGTCGATAGGGAAAATAATGAAGCTCTTATAGCCCGTCCGATCGATGACCTTAAAGTTATTTTAGCACTATATGCTAATCCACATTTTCCCGGTCATCCACCATTAGTAATTAATAAAGAAATAAATATATTATTTAATAAATTACAACAAAATCTAAAGCTTGACGCATTGTTTACTGGTTTATCTTTAGAAAGTAATTGTAAAATCTTCAATCCACAGATAATATTATATAGTGGGCATATAGTACCAACAAGAGAAGGATTACAACTTTTTTTACATAATGAAACTAATTTAAGAAGAGGAAAACTTTTTAAAATTGAAGTTTTTATAGAAGAATTATTTAAAAACACAAATTTAAAATTAGTTATTTTATTAGCTTGTCATAGTTATGATATACTAGAATATTTAGAAAGAAGAGATCAAACAAATGATAAATGTAAACCTTGTTTTATTACTTTTAATGGACCAGCACTCGACGATGCTATGGTATCATTTTTAGATGGTTGTTCAGATATAATAAAAAATAAATATGAATCTGATGATACAATAGATCCAAAGAAAATTTATGATAGTGGTATAGATAAATTTACAGAGCAAGAATATAAAATAGGGAATCCATCAACGGAAGGTGATACAGTACATGCTGATCCAAAGTTAATAGAATCATATTAATATTACAAACATAAATACTAAATAATATTTTATAAGTTCTCTACCTAAATATAAAAAATTTATTTAAAATCGCGTATGGGGCGATCTCCCCATTTACCATTTACTCTTTTTTACATTAATTTTAGGTCCTTTTTTCTTATTAGCAGAATTTGGATCATATATTTCTTCTTCATCATCAGAATCAAGTGTTTTACTTATTTCCCAAAATTCTTTTGAACCTAATTTGAAATTTTTCTGATGTTCCGCTTTATACCAAAAAATTTGATCATTTAATTTATTAGATTTTGCATTATTATTTATAACTAAACATTCATAATTTTCTGTACATTGATCCATCACTTGACAAAAGCTCTCAAAGGTAGGAAACATACCTGCATAATTTTCATATATACGTTTTCTATTAGATATGTATGGTTCACGTAGGATAAATACATAATCTATGTTTGTACGGAGATTTGGAGGAATACCAAGGGGATATTGCATTGTGATGATCAGCATCATCTTCCAATGACGCCCGTTCATAAAAAGTAATCTCATCATTTTATCTTTAGTCCATCCGGCATCATAAAGACAATCATCTAAAATAACAAACGCACGTGGGTCAATAGTAGATTTACGATAAGTTTCAATTTCTTTTTTAATTTGTTTTAAAACAGTACGTTGTCGTTTTAAAATATTTTCAATAATAGCAGTATTATATTCATCATGAATAAAAAGTTTGGGTACATGTTCAGCATAAAATCCATTACCGGCTTCAGTACCACTGATTACAGTACCAATAGGAATATCTTGATGGTAATAAAGAAGATCACGCACAAGGAAAGATTTGCCTGTATCACGGCGACCAATTAAAACTATAACAGGACCTTTATTTTCATCGGGTCTAAAACTAATAGTTTTCATATCAAATTTTTTTAATTCTAATGTCATTATTACTAAATATTAAATAATAAATTATAATTTTTTTTACGTAATAATTAATAATAACATTAAAATATTAATATATAGTTTGATAATATAGGAACTTTTAATTTTGATATTAAATAATATATTATATTTTTTTTTAACTATATATATATAATGCAAATAAAAACACCAGATTCAGATTTAGTTAACTTATTAGATACATCTAAAGCAAAAAATAGAAAGCCAAGTGAAAAAACAAGAACCAAAGGTAAAAAAAATAAAAAAACTGAAAAAAAAAGTGAAAAAAATAAAAAAAGTGAAAAAAGTGAAAAAAAAAGAAGAAAAAAAGTAAGAAAAAAAACTCAAAAAGTAAGTATAGAAAAAAGAGAAATAGAAACAAGTTTTTTAAATCAAAATTATGAACAATATAAAGAACAATATAAAGAACATTGTAAAAAAATAATTATGAAAATTTATTGTATAACTCAAACTCAATTTGATAACATATATTCTAAGTCAGAACAATGTAAATTTTTAAGAAATAAAAAAAATATAAATAAATTACTTAATTTAATAATATCAAAAAAATATTATGCACTAAAAAAAGTTTTTGATTCAAATTTAAAACCACTTCATAATTTATTTGAAAAATATTCTAACAATAAATCAAAACAACATAGCAAAAATGAAGATAATAAAGTTAATATTTTACAACATTTATCTTACTGTTATAGTACAACTATAATTGGTGGAAATAATATATGTATAAATGAACAATGTTCAATATGCCTTGATAATTTTGAAGAAAATCAGAATTTTATTACATGTAATAATGATAATAAAATTTATCATTGTTTCCATAAAGAATGTTTACAAAAATTCATTTTAACCGCGGAACAAGATAATAATTATATACAGCTGAAAAAAAATTCTGAAATTGACAGTTATGAATTAACAATGAAATGTCCAGTGTGTAATAGTAATTTTGTGAAGAATGAAATTCAAGAAATATGTCAGCCTATAAAAGAGGAATACATAATAAAAAACATGATAAATATGGACTATTTGGAAGAGGAAAGTGACCATGATGATAATATAAGTACAGGAAGTGAAGATATATATCATAATGATGATCATGCACGAAAAACAAAACTGTTTGAATTTGTGACAATATCAATATTGTCTATAACATTATATAATGTAGGTGTTGTAGAACCAATTACAAATGTTGCCTTATCTAAGAAAATACTTATTGGTATTATGTCATTAGGTGTAAGTAGTGGATTTGTTTTAACCTTAACTAATTACACATAATATTTTTTTTTACGTAATATTAAATTATTTTAATAAAAATATAATTTAGATGAAAAGATCTAGAAAAAAAAATAATAAATATAAAAATACTTTTAAAAAAAGAAAATATACATTGACTGGAGGAAGACCTGATATAAAAAAAGAAATCATAGATAAAACATTAACACTAACATTTAATAAAGATGCAGAATCACAATCAACAAAAAAATTAAAGTATGAGGAAATAGAAATGGATCATAATGTTAGGGGATCAGGTTATTGTACTAACCTTTTAAGTAAACATATTAACAAAGTAATTACTAAAAATGATAATATTGACAGCATTTATTTTTTTATTGAATCTTCCAATTTTGAAAGCGCTTTAATTTGTTATATAAAAGCATGTCTAAAAAATAATTTTACAAGTATTAAAGTAGCTCACACAGATATAAAAGATAATTATGAAACTATAGGAACATATTATACATATGAAAATTTAAAAGAAGTTGAAAGAAGTAAACAGGAAATTATTAATATTGCTAATAAATATACATCAAGATCCAATTCTTCATATTTATCTAAACAAAGGCTACTTTTAGAAGTAACAAAAGATAAAAGTCGAACACATGAAAAAACATATTTTGACAGAGTAGAAATAGAAAAAGTCGAAAGAAATCAAATAATTAAAAAAAAATGTGAGGAATTATTTAAAGACCATATAAATTATATAAAAAAATCATCTTATATAATACATACATTAGAAGATTATTACCCTTCAGTCATGATAGATGACATAATAGAGAATAGGGAGGATTATAGGATTATGATTATAATGAGAACTAATTTAGGAATAGTATTACAATTTAAAATAAGCTATAATTTTAATAAAAAAGATGGTTTATTTATTAAAATAAATAAAGATAATACAATAGAAGACATTAACATAAATACAGAAGGAATAAGAGAGGCATTTATAGATAAAACAATTTTAAATAAAGGAAATATGTTTATAAATGAATTTATTGAAAAAAATTATATAAAATGTATTAATGATGAAATATGTGAAATAATTATTGATATTCACACTTATAAAGATAGAAGTGTAGTAGAGTTTGAATTTAATAGTAATAATTATATTTTTGGAAAAACAAAAAATGGATATGTAATTCAAAAAAAAGAAGATTGGATTAAGCAATTACATACTGGAATATATGTGTTAACTGATAATAATCATTCACTTGATATATATAATTCTCGTAATAATTATAAAATAGATGAGTATTTTAAAGAAGATCATTATAAACATATAAGAGAATTAATTGAGTTTTTAAAAAATAATAAAAGCATATTTGAAAATTTTTTGAAACTTAAAGAAGAAAAAGAGATAATTGTAAGTGAAAGTAATAAGCGACAAGATACAACAAAAATAAATATAAAAAAAATTGGAACACAAAAAGAAAGTTTTGAAAACTTAGACGAATCATATAGAAACGATAAAGCTATAGAACTTATTAGAAGCTATCATAAAGGAAAAAATATACAAAAATCTGCATTAGAAAATGCTAAAAATTGTTATCCTATTATAGATACAAGTTTAGAAAAATTAATATTAGACTTTATCAATTTAAAAATAAATCAAGGAACTAAAATTGAAAAAAAATTATATGGAGAAAATTTTAAGTTATATAAAGATACAGAAAAAATATCAAAATTTATTAACCGCATTTTATTTAAACGTCCTAAAACTTTTCAATTACCAATAGATCAATATAAATTTAGATCAAATAATGAGACGGGTTATAATGGGTTAGGGAGTTATGATAAAATTGAATTAAATGATAATAAAGTAATTGAAGAATTGAGATTAGAGCAAACAATTTCATATTATGAAATGGAAATATCAGCATTAGTTTCAATGTCATGGACAACTCCAGTAGTAAATGATGGAAATAGATTAAATTATAAGTATGCTAAAAATGAAGAAGATTGTACTAATTTATTAGAGAATTTAAAAAATGAACCTGTTATTTATATTGGTTGTATTGGTGCTAGGTTTGAAAGAAATTATGAGCCTAGAAAAATGGAAACTAAATATATGCTTATTGATAGATTACAAAATACTAGAGATAATGGATATGGACTTGAAAATGATGATCGTAATCAATTCAATAATGAGAAAATAAATGAAAAGAGAAATTATTTAAAAATATGGTATAAATTTTATACAGGTGAAGAAGGTAACTTTCCCACTTATAATAGTGTAATTAAAACAGAAATAGTAAATCAGAATACTAGGTATATTTTTGATAATAGATTATATACACAAATAAATTCAGAGTTCTTTTTAAATAATATAATTTATAAAAGTAGAATGAAAAAAACTATTTTACCTTTTTTATTAGATGCTGAAAGTAGAGGCGTAACATTTAAGAAAGAAGTATATTGTCATCTTGTAGGGTTGGGAATTGGTGCATGGCAAATAGATGCAAAAGTACAAGCAAATTTAATTTATGATGTTTATATTGATATATTTAAAAAAAATAATTTTAAAAAAATAAAAGTTTTAGATTTTTCTTGGTTTCCTGAACCTTATCCATCAGATAATAAATTTAGTGAAATAAAAACAGATATTAAAATTATTTTTAGTAAAAATTCTCCTTTTGGTAAATCTTTAGATAAACATAATAAATTAATAGTAGCTCAATTTGCATGGGATTCTAATTCATATCCTGGTAATGAATTTTGGTTAGGTGAAGAATACTTTGCAGCTTCTGGAGATCCTGCTGCTGCTTGTTGTAGTGGGATTGCTGCAATTTATCAAGTATTAGAAAATGAAATAAACCCTGAAAATCAATATTTAATTTCTTATAGTGAAGGAGAACAACCACAATCAGCACCAACACGAGGAGCAGTACTACCAGAACAAGAACTTGCTGTAATAAGTAATAGTGGAATTCCAGAAAAAAATCCCACTATGAAAAATCAATGTTTTTGGATATCATTATTACAATGGATTAAAAATAATAAATATACAAATGAAACAATTAATTATATTAATTTAGATGTACAGCAATTAAAAGAAATAGCAAATAATATAAAATTAAACTCCAGCATAAAAGGTAATAAACTGGTAAATGATAAATTTAATCAGCTAGAAATAATTCAAGTAGATGGTGATGGTGTTTATAACCGATTAAATCATTTAGCAAAAATGTTGGGTGTTTATATACAAGTATTTATTTATGATACCAAAAAAGAAAGAATAGTTCTTTCCAAAGAATGTAAAGACAAAGGATTAGATAGTGAAGAATGTAAAAATCAAGATTCTCCTTATACATATGGTGATTCAAAATCAAAAAACAGAATCTTCATTGTATCTTATGGTAATCATTTTGAATTAATTACTAAATTAAATGAAAATAATTTTAACTATGAGGCACCATTTTTTAAACATCATGTAAAAACAGAAAAGGATGATAAAATATATTATAATCATAACGGTGATTTAGTAAATTGGGCAAACCTTAATTCTGATGAACAAATTGAAATTCAGAATGCCGAGGCATTTGCAAAAGCAGCAGCAGATGCAGGACCAAAACCAAGAGCACCAGCACCAGCACCAGCACCAGCACCAGCACAACCAGCAAGAAGAGAAACACAACTAGAACGAGGAGCAACACAACCAGAAAGAGGAGCAACACAACCAGAAAGAGGAGCAACACAACCAGAAAGAGGAGCAACACAACCAGCAAGAGGAGAAGATAGACCAGCACAACCAGCAAGAAGAGCAACACAACTAGAACGAGGAAAAGGTAGACCAGCACCAGCAGCAAGAGGCGCAACACAACTAGAACGAGGAGAAGATAGACCAGCAGCAGCATCGGCAAGAGCACCAGCAGCAGCAGCAGCATCGGCAAGAGCACCAGCAGCAGCA